ATGTTCGAAATATCCCTGAAAACGTCAGCGTAAGTCATGACTAAGGACGATCAGGTCATAATCGGTCAAGTACCCGACGAACTAGGCTCTAATCGGCTGCTATCGGTTTTGCCGCCGTCATTAGCTCCTACTTATGGCTCACCGACGCCTAGAATTCACACTCAGCTAAACGATTTACCGTCTAGGGGCTTTGATCTCATAGATTTAGCTGCCGAGATACTTCCCGACGGGTTAATGCCATGGCAAAAGTTCGCTTTAGAGCATACTCACAAGTATTTACCGGACGGTAGATGGGCTACTCCGACTAACTGTATCGTCGTAGCTCGCCAAAATGGTAAGTCGTTTTTACAGCAAATCAGGATTTTAGGCGGCTTGTTTCTATGGGACGAGCCTTTACAAATTGGCTCAGCTCATAGATTAGCCACGTCGCTAGAGCAATTTAGACAGCTGATAAACCTAATCGAGGGCTCGGAAATGCTCTCCAAACGGGTACACCGTATCCGCTGGAGTCATGGTTCAGAGGAGATCGAGGTCAAAGGTACGACCGGACAGATAAATCGGTTCATAGTTAAGGCTGGCGGATCGGCTGCTCGTGGCGTAAGTGCTCCATCGACTATTCACCTAGACGAATTGCGCGAGATGAAAGATTTAGAATCGTATGCGTCGCTTCGTTATACCCTTATGGCTGCTAAAAATCCTATGATTATGAGCTACACCAACGCGGGCGATTCTCACTCAGTCGTACTTAACGCTTTTCGGGAACGTGGGCTCGCGGCTGCCGCTGGAGCTAAGGACGACATCGGTTATTTTGAGTGGAGCGCTCCGACCGACGATATACAGCTCGAGGAGAATTGGCTTGCGGCAAATCCAGCGATCGGTCATACGATAAATATCCAAAATATTCAGGCTGTCCTAAATGATCCGCCCGAAGTCGTACAAACCGAAGTCTTATGCCGATGGGTTCAAACTATCTCGAGCATTATCGGAGCGAACGAGTGGAATAACTGCCACGATGAATCGGTCGATCTTGATCCTGAAAAGCTAACATGGCTGGCGCTTGATATTTCACCGGATCGTAAATTTTGCGCTCTCGTGGGAGCTCAGAAGCTCGGCGATGAACGCTTCGTCGTAAAGCTCTTACACACATGGGAAAACTCCGTCCAATTAGACGACAGACAGATCGCAAACGAAGCGGCTAAGTATTGCCGTAAATATCCGCTTGAGTATTTGCTATACAGCCGTCGAACTTCGGGCGCTGTAGCTGCGAGATTCCAGCCAGCCGGTATCCCGATCTATGACATGGACACCGTTTATCCTCAGGCTTGCGACGAACTATTAGGCGCGATCAACTCGGGACGGCTACGCCATCGAGGACAGGCGGATTTAACGACTCAAATACTTTCAGCGGTTCAACTAAAGCGCGGCGATGGCGGCTGGGTTATCGGACGTCGAGCAAGTCAGGCGGCGGTCTGCGCTGCGGTAGCGACGGCGCTTGTAACTCACTTCGCGACACGCCCAGAGATGGACTTCGATATTATGGTGGGTTAATGCTATAAGGCTGAGAGAATTTTCCACATGGGTATTCGAGATTTATTCGCTTCACGCGTTGAAGCTGTCGCGCCGGTACAAACTAACGACGTTACAGCTTCATTAGCTCCAATTCCGAATATCGACTCGCTTTATTCATTTAACGCTGGAAACTTATCGGCGACGCGTGAAGAAGCGATGAGCGTACCGACGATCGCGCGCGCAAGAGGAATTATTTGCTCCTCAATCGCTTCGATCGGGCTTCAAGTCCGGGACAATACGACAGGGTTAGAAGTGCCAGCCCCTAGAGTAATTAAAGATCCCGATCCACGCGTCCCGGGAAGTGCGACATACGTTTGGACTTGCGAGGATTTATTATTTTACGGTTACGCCTATTGGCAGATAACCGAACTTTTCGCCGATACGCAGCGCGTTCGTTCCGTTCAACGAATCGCGCCGACTCGCGTAAGTTATTTTACAAACAATAACGCGACAGCGATCGAGTATTACACCGTCGATGGAGTACGCGTTCCGGATTCAGGCGTCGGATCGTTAGTCGTTTTCTACGGCAACGACGAGGGTTTATTAAATCGTGCCGGTCGTACAATTCGTACCGGAGCAGAATTAGAACGTGCCGCCGCTAACTATGCGCGTGAGCCGCTGCCGTCTATGGTACTTAGCTCTAACGGTACAGCTCTCCCAGCTGATCGAATTGCCAAATTGCTTGAGTCATGGGGCGTTGCTCGACGTAATCGTTCAACCGCGTTTCTAAATGCGGACGTTAAATTAGATACAGTCGGCTTTGATCCTGAGAAATTACAATTATCGGCAGCGCGTTCATACATCGCGACCGAACTAGCAAGAGCGATCGGAATTCCGGCGTATTTCGTAGATTCCGAAACCGGATCGAGCATGACATATTCAAACGCAAACGTAACGCGTAAAACTCTTTTAGATTTCTCACTAATTCCGCTAATGAGTTCAATTTCCGAACGGTTATCCATGCCGGATTTTGTACCTAGCTCACAAAAGGTTCATTTTAAGCTAGACGATTACTTGCGTGGCAGCGAAAGCGAACGAGTAGGAATTTATAAAACTTTATTTGACATCGGCGCGATCAGCGTCGAGGAAATCCGACGAGCTGAGGAAATGATCTCATGAAGCTAACATCACCGCTAACAATCACATCGGCAGACAGTGAATCACGCACGATCACCGGACGTGTCGTAACATGGAACGAAACCGGATCAACATCGGCGGGACTTACATCGTTTAAGCCTGAATCTATTGCGACTAAAAACGTAAAATTATTATTAGAACACGATCGCACTCGCCCAATCGGGAAAGTTTTATCTATGACAGCGACCGATCAAGGTATCGACGCGACTTTCAAAATTGCGGAGACAACAGCCGGAAACGACGCATTAGTGGAAGCCGCGACGGGTCTCCGCGATGGTTTTAGTGTAGGAATTAAAGTCAATGCGCACGATTTCGTCGATGGCGTTTTAGTAGTTGCTAAAGGTTCGCTCGATGAAGTGTCATTAGTTTCAGATCCAGCAATCGACAGCGCTCGCGTTAGCCAGGTGGCAGCGAGTGAAAGTGAAGTCGATGAGGAAGTCGAATCAACAGATGAAAATTCTGATTCCGAAGTAGATGAGGAAACAGAGGAAACAAATCCAACAACCGAAGGAGAACAAGTGTCCGACACTACCGTTCCACAAAGCGCAGCTGCCGAAACGGTAGAAGCGTCTAAGCACGTTCCAATGGCGTACACCGCGCCACGTTCACCGATCGTGGATAAGATTTCTTATCTCGAGCACTCATTGCGCGCAAGCGTTTTGGGCGATGAGGATTCAAAGATTTACGTTCGCGCAGCTGATAACACAACATCAACAGCGCCGGGCATGATCCCAACACCTCAGAGCACTACAGTAATTAACTCACTATCAAACGGTGATCGCGGCATGATCGACGCGATTTCTCGCGAAGCTCTAGTAGCCGAGGGCATGAGCTTTGAAATTCCTAAAGTTTCAGCTGTGCCGTCAGTAGATCAAATCGACGAAAATCAAGCGATTACAGAATCGTCATTTTCAGCTACTTACCTAACTGTAAACGTAAAGCCATTTAAGGGTCGCGCAATTTCAACAGTCGAACTCATCGACCGCAGCCGTCCGGAATATCTATCGGCTCTTTTACAGCAACTTGAGTTCGCCTATGCTAAGGAAACCGACGAATACGTTACAGCGGCAATCGCCGCAGCTGGTGGAGCTGTAGCACAAACAGCTAACTCAGCTACCGGATTCTTAGGTTTTACATCTCAGGCAGCAGCCGAGGTTTACACTCAATCACTAGGTTTCGCTAAATCTCTAGTTGTTTCTCCTACACAATGGGGCAACATCATGGGTTACAACGATAATGGCGCACCTCTATATAATGCTGCCCAACCTAGCAACGCGGCCGGATCAGTTCGCGGCGATTCACTTCGCGGCGTAGTTTCTCCGGGTCTAAATCTATTCGTGTCACGTTCTATCGGCGTAGCAGCTGGAACATCAGCTGCCGGCGATATTTCTATGGCTGTAATCGACCCTAACTCTTACACATGGTACGAGTCACCACGCTTCCAGCTTCGTACAGCAATTATGTCCGACGGAACTTTGGACATTTTGTATTATGGATATGGCGCACTAGCTACAAAGGTGGCAAACGGCGCACAATGGAACGACCTAGCGTAAATAAATAAACATCGGTCGTTTTCGCTCCCGAGGGCGACCGAGCCGAACTAGAGGGGATCGCTAATGCCAATTATTACAGCAACGGAACTTCGTGACGTGCTGGGCGTTAGCGATTCTCTTTACTCGGACGCTTATCTCGAGTCAATGATCGCCAGCGCTGAGGGCGCGATCTTGCCATTACTTACGGGCTATCAGTCAGCGATTACAGGTATCAGAGTCAGCGATTCAATCGCTTATTACACGACTCAGCGAATTAACTATTTCGTACCGGGTCAGGTAGTCGAAATTACAGGCTGCGGAAATGCGTTTAATTTAACTGTCACCGTTAGCGATCACCGGATCGAGCCTTATTTATTTACTACCGCTACAGCTGCGCCGGATCAAATTTTCACGCCAATAATTCCAGCTGGTCTAGCAAACCTAGACGGTAAAACACTTACAGAAATTTATCAAAACGTACCGCCAGTAAAATCAGCGCTGCTAGTCGTAGCCGTTGAAGTTTTCCAGTCGATCACAGCTCCGGGCAATACTTCGGCACAGGTAGATTTCCAGCCTAGCCCGTTCGTATTAGGTCGATCATTACAGAATCGTGTCATCGGTTTATTAGCTCCGTTTATTGACGTCGAAACGATGGCGCAATAATGACAACCGTACAGGCAGACGTTAGAGCTCCGCTGGCGACCGCTCTCGCTGGCGTAACTGCGTCGGTATATGAATCAGTCCCCGAAGCGGTTATCGCTCCGGCTTGTTTTATTATTCCGGGAACTCCTTACATGGAAACCCGTTTAATTAGTAGCGCTATTCAGCTAAAATTAAACTTTACAATTTCGGCGGTCGTCGCCTATAACAATAACGCGGGAGCACTCGACAATCTCGAAAAGCTCTCAATCGAAATTCTCGCGGCTATTCCGTCGGGATATGAAGTCGGCGACGTATCGCGTCCGTCGATCATCACGTTAGGTTCGAGTAATTTTCTAATTGCGGAAATCGACGTTTCTACTTACTACACTCAACAAAACTAGGAGATAAAATGCCGACTACTATCGTAACGGGACGCGACATAACTTTCACCATCGACGGTGCTAACTATGACGCACAAGCTACAAGCGCGACTCTCACAATCGAGAGCACTATCAACACATATCAGACACTAGATGGAAAAGCCTATTTCACGACAGATTCGCAAGGTACTTTTGACGTGGAAATGCTTGCCGACTGGACAGCTGGTGGCTCACTTTGTAATTCACTTTGGAACGCTGCGGATACAGCTCCAAACACTCCACTATCAGTCGTTTTCACAGCTGCGAGCGGTTCAGTATTTAACTTCGACGTACAGCCAATTTTCCCAAGCGCCGGCGGAACTGCTCCGGACGCTCAGACTGTATCGCTCAGCTTTACTTGCGTAACTACACCAACACTATAAAAAGGAGATCGGGAGCATGAAGTTAGAAATCAAAGTCGAAACGAACGACGGGAAATTAACTACCGCAACAGCTCAGCCCCCTGAGTTTATGAAGTGGGAACAAAAAACCGGATTCACAATTCAAAAGGCTGAGGAAAAAATCGGTATCGCCGATCTAATGTTTTTAGCGTGGAACGCCATTAAACGTGAGGCAGCGGGAAAGCCCGTCAAACCTTTCGAAGTTTGGTGCGAAACGGTAATCGATATTACGGTCGGAAATGACGATAGCCCAAAAGCCATAGCCGAGGAAGCCTAAGTCACTTAATAATCGAACTGTCAATCGCGACAGGAATTCCGATGAGTGAGTGGGTGGACGCGGCGGACATATTGACGGCACTCGAGATTATGGAGCAGCGAAATGGCGGAAAGTAAGGAAGTCGTCCAGTACGACAAAGCCGAACTTCGCGCCATTACTGGGGCGTTTAAGGCGATGGACGATGAAGCCGTCGCGCAAGCTAAAGAGCAATCGAGCGCGCTGGCTGAATATCTACAGGGCAAAATCATTTCGAAAGCTGGGACTCTAAGTTCGTCACCGGTCGCTAGTCGAATTGCTGACGGATCAAAAGTAAGCAAATCATCGAAAATCGGCGAGATCGCTTTTGGTTATGTTGGTCAGAAATTTAGCGGCGGCGCAACGACTCGCGATCTTTGGGGCGGTTCAGAATTTGGATCTAATAAATTTAAACAGTTTCCGATTTGGTCGGGAACAACTGGTCGCGGTTCGACCGGATATTTTATTTATCCAACTTTAAGAGCTGAACAGTCCTATTTGATCGCTGAGTGGGAAAAAGCGTTTTCTACAATAGTAAAGAGGTTTGACTAATGGCTGACGGCTCAAGAACGCTCAAGCTCTCGATCCTTGCGGACGTAGATAACCTTAAAAAAGGACTTACCGACGCAACGACCGAAACGGACTCATTTGGTACAAAACTAGGCGATTTTGGCGGTAAGGCTGCGGCTGCTTTTGCTGTCGCTGGCGCTGCGGCTGCGGCTTATGCTGGAAAACTTTTAGTCGATGGCGTTAAAGCTGCGATCGAGGACGAAGCTGCTCAGATAAAACTAGCGACTGCGATCAAGAACGTAACGGACGCAACGGACGCGACTGTCGCGTCGGTCGAGTCCTATATAACTCAAACAGCTCTTGCGGTAGGCGTGTCGGACGACGAACTTCGTCCATCGTTTGCTCGCCTAGTGAAAAGTACGTCTGACGTCGAAGCTGCTATGAAGCTCCAAAATGTCGCGCTCGACGCGTCGGTCGGATCGGGTAAATCGCTCGAAACTGTATCGAATTTAGTCGCTAAAGCATACGACGGCAATACTGCCGCACTAGCTAAATTAGACATCGGTTTAACAGCTGCCGAACTTAAAACTATGAGCTTCGATGAAGCGATCGCCGCTGTAACCGCAACCTATGAGGGATCAGCTAACGCGGCGGCTGAAACGTTTGCCGGAAAGATGGATCGCCTAAAGATTGCTTTCGATGAGGGTAAGGAAACGGTCGGCGCTTTCGTATTAGACGCGATTACTCCGATGGTTACCTTATTCGTCGATAAAGTAATTCCAACGCTGAGCACACTAGCCACAGATATAGGCGAGGATTTACAACCAGTATTTAACACCATCGGAACGTTTATCAAGGACACTTTAATTCCAGCGTTTACATCACTTTGGGATTATCTTAATAAATACGTCGTCCCAATTTTCAAAGCGGCTTTAGTTCCACTATTTGAGGGTTACCAAAAAGTTTTGAAATCCGTAGGCGATCTAATAACAGATAACACCGGATTCTTTAAGCTCTTAGGCGTCGGCATTACTGCGTTTTTACTTATTGCTAAACCGTTCGCTACGTTTCTCGGTACTACTTTTAAGACAGCATGGTCAGGCGTTGCCCTAATTATTGACGGAGTTAGCGCAGCAATTAAGGGCGTCGTCGCTGGAATTAACGCAGCTATCGACGTAGTTAATTTACTTATTAAGGGTTATAACGTAGTTAATAATCTAAAGCCCGGATCGAAAGATTTAGCACTAATTCCTAAGCTCGCAACTGGCGGTTTAACTAGCGAAAATAAGCCTTATATCGTGGGCGAACGTGGGCCGGAATTATTCGTCCCGTCCAGTAATGGACGCATTATTCCAAATAACAAACTAGGCGGCGGCGGCGGAAATATCTACATCAACGTAAGCGGCGCGATCGACCAAGAGGGTACAGCTCGTCGAATCGTGGACGTATTAAATAATTCTTATTATCGCGGCACTAATGGCGCTAACGCTTTGGCTTTCTAATGACGTTATTTAATCCAGTTTGGCGCGTAAAGATACAGGGAGTCGAATTTACGACTTACGTCCTGGCTAATCTTTCGATCACTAGCGGACGCACGAATATCTATCAGCAAGCACAGGCGGGTTACTGTAATATCGAGCTAATAAATCTCGAGCAAGAGATTATAAATATAAATATAAATGACTCGATCTCGATCGAACTTCAAGATTCGACAGCGACGTTCGTCCCTATTTTTGGCGGTACTGTCGTCGATTACGGAATCGAGATCGTTACAGCTGGAAACATCGGGCTAAATCAAGTCATACAAATAACAGCGCTCGGAGCTTTAAGCCGTTTACCAAAAGCGCTAACTCAGGGCGTACTAAATCAAGATTTCGACGGCGATCAAATTTGGGAAATTTTACAGGACTTGCTATTAAATAACTGGGGCGAAGTTCCAGCGTCGCTTTCATGGGGTAATTACAACCCGACGGAAACATGGGCAACAGCCGCAAACGTGGGGCTCGGAACTATCGACCGTCCGGGTAATTATGAGTTAGCAGCTCGAGGATCAGATACAACCGACGTTTATTCGTTAGTTTCAGCGCTTGCCACGTCCGGACTCGGTTATATATACGAGGACGCCAGCGGTCGCATTTCTTACGCTGACTCGACCCATAGATCGGTTTATTTGGGTCTAAACGGCTACACCGAAGTAACGGCTAATCAAGCGCTCTACAACGGGTTAAAGATCGAAACTAGAGCGGGCGACGTTCGTAACGATATTAGCCTTAAATACAATTCCAACAGCTCTAGCGAAGTTACAGCTGAGGACGTTACTTCGATCGGCTTATACGGTCGCCTAGCTCAATCCATTTCGACAACTGTAAAACATCAGGCAGACGCACAAGATCAAGCGGACTTTTATTTAACGTTAAGAGCTACGCCTCAAGCGAACTTACAGTCGATCACTTTCCAACTTACAAATCCGGAACTAGATAACGCCGATCGCGACGCGTTAATAAACGTATTTATGGGCTTACCGTTGCTAATTCAGGATTTACCGTTAAACATGGGCGCAATCTTTCAGGGCTTCGTCGAGGGCTGGAGCTTTAAGGCTGCCTATAATGAAATCGCTATCACTCTAAATCTTTCGCCAGTCAGCTACTCACTTCAAGCTATGAAGTGGGAGCAAGTCAATCCGGCGGAATCGTGGAATACTATTACCGGGTCGCTAACGTGGGAAACCGCGCTAGTCGTAGCATAAGGAGAACAAATGACAAATCCGACAAGTAATTTCGGCTGGCAAATGCCAACGAGTACCGATCTCGTTACCGATCTCCCAGCGGATTTTGAGGTATTCGGTCAGGCGGTCGATACTTCGATGGCTGATCTCAAGGGCGGAACTAGCGGTCAAATCCTGTCAAAGGCTACAAATGCCGACATGGATTTCACATGGATAACTAACGACGTCGGCGATATTACAAACATCGCGGTCACAAGTCCGATCACAGGTGGCGGGTCAAGCGGCTCAGTAACTATCGGCGTTAGCGCAGCTTCAACAAGCGCGTCAGGCGTTGTTCAACTAAGCGAT